CTTCGACCGCATCACGCGGATATATCCGAATCCGTGATCAGGCGCTGCGCCGTCTTCCACGTCATAGTACGCCGCGGAACTGGATCCGACAGTCGCTTCACCCAGAAGCCCTGCCCTGATCGCGTCGGTAAAGCCGCTCGGCTCGAAGTCGATGCTGTAACCGGTGATGCCGTTGTCGCTGTCCAGCTCCACGTCATCGCCGTAGAAATGGCCGTCGCTGCGCTCCCAGCTGATATTCGCGCTGACTGCCTCTGCCAGCCGGTTGCCGGCAAGATAGGTGATAGAAGTGCCCACCGTGTAAGCGTTCACTTTGGACGCCACAGGATAAGCCATTCCAACATTTGCATTCATGCTGTAATCCCTCCGTTATTTCGTCATGGCGTTGAAATCGGCTTCAACCGCTTCCTTCATCGCCTGTATAGCTTTTTTGGATCCGCTGTTCACTGCTTTCCGGAAAAACGGCTGCTTGTTCATGAAGCTGGTGCCGGAGTTGATGGCGTTGGCAATCAGCGGAATTGCCTTCTTCTTCCCGCGAACCGTCGCATATCCGGCGTTGCTGTATCCCACGGATGTGTTGCTCTCCGTGCCGTTCTTTTCGAACTTTGCCACGCCGACGCCGACGCTCAGAACTGCAGCTTTTTCCTCTTCTGTCGGAAGTCGCATGTACCCGTTCACCGCGTACCAGTCATGGCTTGCTTCAATCCCAGCGGCCTCTCGGTTGATCTCCTCTGCCATGATTCCGGCGCCCACGTACAGCGCTCTGTTTGCCACGCCCGGAGCGGCCTTTTCCATCTGCTGCAGCATTTCGGAGATTTCTTCCATCCCCGTGGTCTTCATCTCCACCGCCATCAGCCATCACCGCCCGTGTCCGGATCCGTTTCGGTGTCATCCTGCGGATCATCCTCCCCGGTATCGTCACCGCCCGGATCATCCGGATTGTCGTCCCCTGGATCCTCCGGCTCCGGTTCTGGTTCCGGTTCCGGCTCCGTGTCCACCGCGTCAAAAGTCCACTCGATATGAAAAAGGCCCGTAGTATTTTCATACTGCAGGCTGTTCATTCCCCAGGAATCCCCGAAGATCTCCGAAAGGATTTCCTCCACGGTTTCGATGACGTCGTCCCGGTCCGTCAGTTTCGGAAAGAATGCGTCAACAGATCCGGACCAGCTCCGATCGAGTTTCTCCCCGCATCCCGTCAGCGTGCCGCTTTCAAAGTCCAGGCTGGTTGTCAGGTACGCGCCTTCCGGTCGCGTCTTCCACCCGTATTCCGCCACCGGGTAACTGGTCAGCTTCAGGGCTGCAACCAGCGCCTCATATTCCGAAGGCATCAGCCCACCCCCTCAGCCGCCGGCGCGGTGGTTGTCGTGGTCTCCGTCGCGGTGGTCGTCTCCGGTTCCGGGATCGCTTTGGCGTTCCGGCTGATCCGCTGCAGCGTCAGTTCGATTTCGTCCGCCTCCGTCACATACGTCCGCAGAATGTCGTACCTGTTGCTGTCCAGCTCACACAGCCGCTCGCCCTGATACTCGAAATCGTGGGCCAGGATCACCTTCAGCTCCGGATTCAGTCCCTGACCCATTGCAAGATAAGCTTCCTGCTGCCCGATACTCCGCACCGTGCAGTACACGGTCCGCGATGTTTCCGCCGGTTCTGTGCCGACTCCGGCCACTTCCGGAGAAACGGCAATCAGCTTCAGCACATTGGCCCGCATCATCCGCATTCACCGCCCTCGTAGTCGGTGTAAGCGTCCGCGTGCATCAGCTGCACCTTCTGCAGCTCATACGCTTCCGCCAGCCGGTCATAATCCGGAGGACTCCCGAACCGCATCCGCGCATAGGTGATCAGTGCACGCATAACCAGCGGATCTGTCAGCGTGCTGGTATCCGTCACCGCGCCGTTCGTGTCTTCCGTGTACGACACGACGCCCGGCACCACAACCCCGGCCATTTCCAGATCCATAGCGCCGGCCATCAGGTTCAGCATAATTTCGGAATCAAACTCCGCCGCCGTCACCCGCATGGCCTTCTTTGCCTCGCTCAGCATGCCTTTTCACCTCTGCTTCTCTTCCATGTATTTCTGATATTCCGCTTCCGTGTACAGATGCCTGGCAGGGTAGTGGGTGTCAATCCACATCCCAAACCCGGCGCAGGCTGCACGGACGCAGAAGTGTCGGTCTTCTCCCCGGAGCGCTGCGTGAATGTTCGGAATACGGGTGTAATCCACACCCGCCTCGAAAACCCGCGTGTTGACCAGCGTCAGCGCGCCGGTCATGCCGCAGGGATAAAGCCCCGGCTTCAGCCATTCATCTTTCATGCCGGCTGACTGGTCATGCATCCAGGCATTACACCACAGCCGCCCATTCGGTCCCAGCGTCCAGAAGATCTCGCTGACGATATCCCTGTCCGCCTCGATCAGCGTCCACAGCGTTTCCGGTTGCATGACGATATCCGTGTCCGCGCTGAACCAGTAATCATATCCGCCGTTCAGCGCCATCCGGATTGTAGCGTTCCGCAGCTCGCTCATCTGGAACATCATATCCAGAGACCAAAGATGATCATTTGACGTTTTTTCATAGGCGTTCCCGTGATCCATGATAATGTATTCGGCCCCGCGGATATGAGGTATCACTTCCGGGCAGTTGTTCACCACGAAAAACCGGTCTGCCTCATATCCTTCCGGGATGATCAGCCTGTCCAGCCCTTCCTGGTATTCGTCGAAGATCTTCGGCTCCTGCCTCAGCGGTGCGGTAATCAGAATCCGTTTCATCAGTTCAGTTTTTTCCCTTCAAGCCCCTGAATGTTGCCAAGCAGCCTTTCCGCGTCCTCCGGCCAGATCGTCATGCTGCCGACGTGGCCGACCCGCGCTGTCGGTTCGCAGAAAATCCGGTACCCGCAGCCGGCAGCCCTCCGGCAGAAAGCCAGGTCTTCGCCCAGTTTCGGCTCCGGCAGGAAACACATACCGTTGTTTGAGTGCATCACATCCGCCAGCACCTGAGTCTTCATCAGCACGCATCCGAATCCGCATCCTGCGACCTCAAAAGCCTCAAACGGATAATCCGTAATCCGCTCCGATGGGGTCAGGCAGGAAAACAGGCAGCTCATAAAAGGGCTGTGCCGGCTGATGAACAGTCCGCAGGCGATGTCATAGCCTCCAGTCGCCAGATCGTCATAGATGCCGGGAGAAAATACCATGTCGGAATCCACCCACAGCACCTGATCAAACCGGTTATTGACCGCGTGTCTGGCTAATCCGTCCCGCACACAGTAAACCAGCGTGCCCGTCTGAATGTTCACCTCGTATGCGATGCCGTCCTGGTCAAGCCGTCTCATCAGCCCCATCAGGCTCTGGACGAACTCAACCCGCATGGTCTCGCGGCTTGGTATGGCAATCAGCAGCTTCATTTCTTTCCCTTTGTAGCCTTCGCGGCCTTTTTCTCTTCCGGCTTTTTCTCCGGCGCGGCCTGCTCCCGGGCCTCTGCCGGCACGGCCAGATTCATGCCCAGCAGGAAAGCAGCGCGGGCAGGGGAGACCTCGACGATCTCCCCGGCCTGTCCGTCAATCCTGTTCTGTCTGGTCAGTTTGACTTTCATAGTGATTCTCCGGCGTCCTCTAAAGTCATGCCCCGAATGGGTTTAAGGGGGCGACCGGAAAGCCCCCTTAGGTGGTAGCGCTGCCGGCTTCCTTGGTCAGCCGAACCAGGCGACCGGGAGCGGTCACTTCATGGCCCGCATACACACGACCGACGATCTTGACCAGATCCCGCTCGGCGAGGCTGTACTTGTCCTCGATGACCTTCAGACCTTCGCCCGCGGGGAAGTTCACCTGAATGGCGGTCAGGTCGCCCACGATCGCATAAGTTGCGTTCGCGTTGGCGGTGGTGATCGCCGGCAGGGCAGAAGTGTAAACACGGGGGAGTCCGGCGAAGGGATCCACCGCGAAGTTGCCAGCGGCGTAAGCCGTCTGGAAGGCCACTTCCGTCAGGCGGTTCATCACGACACAGATGTTCTGCGCTTCGTCGCTCAGGTTGGCGGCAGCTTCGGCAATGGTCAGGATCGCGGGATCCTTGTTCAGCTTCGGAATACCGACCGCGCTGCTGGTGTGGCTGGTGCCGGCGCTCACGACATCGCCGATCACTTCTTCGCTCAGCTTCTTCATGACCTGGTAGGCGAGTTCTTCGTATACATAGGTCAGGAAGCCTTCTCCGGTGGTCTCCATCATCTCATCGCTGAGGGTGATCCACTTCTTGATATTCTCGGGCTTGATTTCCACAATGCCCAGTTCCAGAGCTTCCTCGGTCGGCGCGCTGGTGCCTTCACCGTGGATATAAGCACCGGTGGCGCTCTTCTCGAAAGCGACCTTGACGTTGCCGGTGAAGGTGGTCTTCCTCACGCGGGCCAGGATGTTTTCATTCTCCCAGGCGTGGCGTACGATGTCGTCAACCAGGGTGGGAACAGGCACCTGTCCGCCGGCAGCGGCGTTGGTGGTCAGCAGGGAACGGCATTCCTTATCATCGCCGCTCTTGATGTACTCGGCAAAAGCGTTCATATACTCTTCGCTGTTGCGGATTTCCTCGATGCTCATGGGTTTAACCTCCTCAAAAGTTTTGATTACAGGGTCTTTGCCCTGGGCGACCTGCTGCCGGATTTCCTCCTCTTCAGCGGCCTTCTTCACGCGGGCTTCCAGTTCGGCCTTGATGGCTTCAAGCTCATCACAGCGCTCTTCCAGTTCGTCCGTGCTCATGGCGTCCCGTGTTTCTTCCGGCAGATCCGTCAGCTCCAGCTGGCGGGCTTCCAGTTCT